ATACGTGTTCTCCCGGAATGTAGCTCTTCACCGGTCCATCCGGCGGCATCAGTTCTTTGATCGCACGAGCGGAGTAGTCCACACTCGCCTCGGTCAGCATCGGATGCACGGCACGACTGGCTCCTGTGAACTCCGCTCCACCCGGAGCTTCCTTCCCAAGTCCTGTTCTCTTTATTGCTTCGGCGTATTCCTTGTCGCGTTTCTTTCTGGCTTCCTTATCTCGCTTGATTGCTTCTTGCAATGTCGTCGCAAGTTTCGTCAGATCTTCGTCAGCAAACTGGTCAATAATGTTGTCATAGAATTCGTAAGTCTTCTCGACCTGTTCCTCGCCCATTTGAACGATCGCGCCTCCATCATCCGTGTCTGTCACTTCCGACGGTGGTTGCTCAAACTGCATCACTTGTGATTCAGGTGTAGCCATCAATCAAGCCTCCTTCGGCCTTATACGGTGGAACGTATCGTTTCAGTTCTCGCTTCAGTACATCGGGCACTCCCTCGCTCAATGTCTCAATACTTCTATGTCTTACTGGTCTATCTTTATACTTACGAATTAATTCCAAGTCACTATGCGGGAGCAACAATTCCAACTCATCATCGAACGGCATGTCCTCACCCATCCTCCGTTCTAAGATTGGCTGGTCAAACAAAAGTCCCGGCGAACCCTTCGGCACTTCCATTTCCAACATAAGTGCGGGGTTCGTTTGATCCATCCCTATCCATCCTTCAGCATACGTTTCCGCAGTACCTTTATCCCACGACGTGGTGAACGGATACTTCTTCTCCGGTGTCGCTCCTTTAACTGTTGTTCCTCTGAACGTGGTCATCTTTCCCGGTATTCTTGGCGCTCCTCTTATAATTCTGTCCAACTCTTTAGTCAAGTGTGCCGTTCCATACCCTTTCGGTCCTACTCCCCAATCACCGTAAGGACCATAGAGATGCTGATATATTGACTCCACATCCTTCGACGGCATCTCTTCCAGGTACTTCGCGTTGAGCCGCTTCAATTCTTTAATTATCTGCGCCGTCTTCGCCATCAGTTCTTTCTCGTTCGTCGCGCAGCAATCTCGTCGGCCGCTCGTTCAGGTGTTCCTTCCAATACGCACATTGGACACCCAAGATGTCGTGCGAGAGCCTCACCTCCGAAGATACTCAGTACTCCAACCATCAGAGTCTGTGTTATCTCCGTCAGTGTATCCATGTTACCCGATAGAAGTAAGTCATGTCGTTCTTCATCACTCAGTTCGCAGTCGGCGCCGAATCCTCGCTCTATGAGCAGCGCTCGTACGGCTGAGTTATGAGTATCGCAGAACTCCATCTCTTGAATGTTGCCCATGTCCTGCGATTCTGATAACGTAAGATGCTCAACCGTCATACGGGTTGCCTCCCTTCGCTTTCTTCTTAGCCTTCTCTGCTTCGACTCTGGCTTTCTGTCGCTGCACTTCAAGCGGATCTTTCTTAATCGTGAGCGGACCAATGAATTCGTCCATGAATACACGCATCACTTGAGTACTGGTATCCAACAGATCGTCGCGCTCTATACTTCCTTCTCCGATGTACGAACAGACTTGTGTAATGAGGGGATCCATGTAAGTCTTAGGCTCCCCCTCTGTAGTGTCACTTTCAATGCACCATACCCTCCGGTGAGACCACATCGGACTAGTGAGGTGGAGGCGCGTGAGCTTGTCAGCGTTTCCAGGATTGTATCCAGTGGTGAGGATGTCTTCCGCTGCCAATGATTGCATAAGACTGAGTCCACTTGCCTTCTCCTCGATTAGGATCATGTCGATCCTCTTACCTTGATGCTTCGGCCGGTTCTTTGAACGAACACCGGATGGCTTGAGCATCGGTTCGTCGGCATCACCATACGTCAGCCGCTTCTCGCGCTTCACCTTCTTAATCAGGTCAGGCAGACCGAGCCATTCTTCCCACGCATCGAGAAGCATGACATGCGATTCTTTCTTCCACGTGAACAGACCCCAGACACTGCAAGCTGTCGGATCGTTAGTCTGCTTCTTCTTGTCGTGCTGCTTCTCACTGAACGCAGTGTCCAGCGACATGATGATTACTTGGAACTTCGGCAGAGGCTTCTTCGTCGGCCATAGTCTCCACCATGAACGCTTGACTATGCCTTCCTCTTCCGGATCAAGTATCTCACCCCATAGTTCTTGACGCCCGACCTTCGTGCCTTCGTACTTCGCTACGTTCTGGAAGAACGTCTTCGTCAGGTTCTCTCTGTTCTCGTACGTACTGCCGACTGTCGTTACGCTATTCTCGTCAGCGACCAGTCGTCGCATAAACGGCGTCGGCTTCGGTGTTCCAGTCCATAGAACCTGAGGGTTCTCGCCGAGTCGTAGTCCGAACCAGAGATTGTCCCATGCATCCTGCGGATACTTCCACGAAGCGATCTCATCGCACCATGCTTTGTGATGCTGCGGTCCGCGAAGTCGTTCCGGTGTATCTCCAGCGAAGCCACGGATGAACGTCCCGTTCCATAGCGTGAGCGACGGAAGTGAACTGTTCGTATCGGCAACGAGACAAGGGGGAACCACGGAGTAGAGTCCGGTCGGTCCTTCAAAGCAAGTGTAGCGAACGTCGTCGTGAGTCGGAGCGACTACTGCGTACAATCCCGGGATTGAGCATGCTTCTCCTCCGAGCCAGTTCGCGGCGGCCAATGTTTTTCCGAACCCTCGTCCACTCCGGATTCCCCATATCGTTTTAACAAAGTCTTCGAACTCCTTCGGTGGCAGTTGCTTCTGTCGGGCGAGTGACTTCCACATCATGCGCCACCGAAGGAAGTGCAGTTCCTCTTCCGTGAACTCCAACAGATCGCTCTTGTACTGCATCAATGCTTTCGGCACGTTCTCTAGATCGATCTTCGGTATCACCGAATAATCGAACGCGCTGAATTGTTGGAGGTCGGGCATCGTTATCTCATTCCACCGAGCATGCTCTTACAGATTGCACTGAACACCTCGTCCTTCGTGCGCTCGTGTATATGTAAGGTGTGATACGGCACGAGGTTCGGATGCGTCCGTTCGGTCTCGTTCTTCATATTACCGAACACCCATCCCTCCTCGATCTTCTTCGCCATCCAACTCCGGTGGCTGTCCTCCGCCGTGAACTCTGGGTTCTCGTAGTGCTTCAGCACTCCTTCGTAACACGACTCGCGTTGCCACGATGGAGCTTCATCCCACGGACGATGACTATGATCGCTCGTTACTCCAACGCAATACGCTCGGTTCACTTCGTGACACGTTCGTGCAATCAACCAGAGCAGTTCGTTCCCGACGAGCATCTCCGGCGACGGCGGTAACTTCGCATGAGACAGTTGCTCTTCGGGTGTCGGTGGAGGTATCTCGTCATTCCCTTCCGCCGGATTGCGTTCGTCGCACTCAGCGTTCCGCACGTTGTCCGCGTTATTGTCCGGACAGTTCATCAGGTGATGCCCATCCACACCGAAACAGTGCGGACACTTCTCACTCGCGTCGCTTCTCACTTCCTCGCGTACTTCCTCTTCTTTCGTGCTCATCACTTCCTCCTGTTAGCCTTTCGGCTGTTCTTCGCTTGCTTACCTCGCGCTCTGTTCTTCGCGCGCTTCTTCTGGAACCACGGCTCTTCCATTGATGGATCCACTGTTCTGTGCTTCCCTTTTCCCTTCCTTACTGTTCGTTGTCTTGTTCTTCCCACGTCTCAGCCTCTTCTGCCGGAATGGAATACGACTGTACTGAAACTCAGTCGCCTCTCGCGCCGACATCGTAAGATCATGTGGATGTATAGCTTCCAACCTATCTTTGCGAGTCGCCGTATCGTACTGCCCAGTCTTCCGCGTCGCAGTCGGAGGGAAGAGGAACAGTATCCCTCCCGTGTCGTGCCTCGGCGCTCGCCATCCGTATGCTTTCGCAAGTGGATACGTATCGAGTTCATCTTGTCTTCTCTTCACTTCACTTTGTGATATCTAATGCAACCACCGGGAGTCACAGGACGGTCAGGTTTTCCGGCGAGGCAGGCTTAGGGTTGACTGTGATCCCCACGCTCTCTGTCTCGGTTGTCAATCCAAGTATCTTCATCGCCTCGTTGCTTATGTCCGACTCGATGTCATTCTGATTGTACGCAGTGGACACGAAGAACCACGTCCCCGGAATGAGCGGGAACACGACGTGCGATGTTGCGTTCGGGTCGGCAATGTCGTTCACGTTTTCGTACGGTCCACCTTGTGTCATGTCGTAGTAAACTTTGAATCCCTTCGGATCAGTGTACGCTGTTCCGTCGGTGTTCTGTGTCGGTGCTGTCCACGTCAACGTCGCCGATGCATCAAGCCACTCGCACATGATGTTATACGTCGCGCTTCCACTGATGGCTGGTAGTGTCTCCGTCCCCGATGGAGGCTTCCCTCCTGACCAGTCTCCTGATGCAGTACACGCATCGGCGAGCGGCGTCGTGTCCCATGTCAATACAGGTACGACAGTCTCTACGCCGCTCGTCACTTCCGCAGTGAACGTGATGATGTTCTGTCCGTACGATGGCAACGCCAGAAGAAGAACGAGGAAGCCGAGGGGTTGGTGCGAACGATGACCGTTGGAGATTGTTAGTGTTGCTCGGGTCGCTCGGTGTGTTCTCAGCTTCCTCGTAAAGAAGTTCACAAGAGAGAGCCGAGCGGCTCTAGGATTCGTCGCGGGCAAATGCAAAGCCACCGTCGTTAGCCCTCTCATGGAAATCAATTTGAGTCTCATAAGTAAGTTCACTCCAGTGTAAGTCAGTGCGACTTGTCCGTACCTTCTCAGCTCTCTCATGTCAACTTCCCTTCGTCGGGTCTGGCTTGTTCTTTATCATGCCAAGGATGGACGACACGACGTCCTCCTTAGTCTCTTCGTCCAGTGTCAGCGGTCTGCCGATGCTGCCTGAATGCTGCGTTCGTTCCTTATACTTCTCTGGCTTGTTCCCCTTCATCAACGTGGTGAGCAACGCATCGGAGAAGTCGGTGTACTCACCAGTCACTTCGCCCTGATAAATGATCGGACGTTCAAATCCGTCGATCGCTCTCCTCCTGGCTTCGCGCTCCATCAAGTCATTCGCCATCGTTTCGGCAGTCTTGCAGTCTTCGTTGAACACCTCGTCGTCTCGCTTCCACCGATAGTACGTTCTATAGGTTATGCCAGCGGCGACCGTACCGTCGCTGATAATCCCATGTCTTGCGAAGGCACGGAGGAACACCATCTTCAGTTCTCTGGTCAGTGCTGGCGTCCACTTCCTGTCCTCGATCTCGAAGTAATCCTTGATCTCTTCCTTGTTCGTCTCCGGCTTTCGGCGAGTGGAACGCGTCGCCTTCCGTTCCTTCTTCGTCGGCTTCTTCCGAACTTTCTTCGCGCGCGAGTCCTTCGCCTTCGCTCGTCGCGGAGCCGAGGTCTTTGATGCAGACTTCTTCGCTCTCTTTTTCTTTCTCTTCGTCACTCATTCTGTTCCCGATGACCAGCGGAGAACGACGAACCACATCAGTGGGAACTAAGCCGACGAGGAGGAAGTACCAATACTCGCGGGACTGAGTGGAACCGATGCCGTCCGCCGTTCTCCTGGACGAAATGATGCACTCATATAGACGATGGCAGCAAGCGATACGACACGATACGATAGCGATACGTTTGAAGACGGCGCTGATACTGGTGATACAGTGATACACTATATATATTTATAGACAAGACGTAGTGCTGTTGATAGTTATAGTAAGTAAGCTACAATAATCATAGGAAGGGGAAGTGCTGTACAGGTAAGGGACACGTGAACCTGTATCACGTAGCAACGACAGGTCTCGTCGTCTCACATACAATACTTGATAACAGCATTCGCGCGTAAGTGCCTAACCTGTAACGGTTTGCGGCATACTACGTTATAGCGTTATAATTACGCGTCGCCGCGCCATACTGTGCGGCGTGATACGTAGCAGACGCGAGGGAGTACGAAATGGAGCGAACAGAATCACGACAATCTTTAGTCACGCAGTTACGAGACAGTGACGAAGAAGAACGGAAATTTGCAGTGGCAAAACAGTTTCAGTCTGTGATGGAGGTAGCAGACGCCATCCCACTGCGCACGAAAACGCAGTATCCTATCTACATTGAAGCGAGGATGCTTCACATTCTACGATCCATCGCGGGGATGGATGCAGTATCTGTGCAGGAAACAATTCGTGTTCTATTACAGGAGGGAATAGAGCGACGCACGAAAGCACCTCGCAAGAAGAAGGGAGGCAAGCGTAAGACCAGTGGGAGGAAGTAACCGTGGCGTCGAACAGGGAG